TTGATGATCCACATACTGAGCAAGATGCAATGAATGCTCAAGCATTAGATAGAACTTATGAGTGGTATACATCTGGTCCACGTCAACGTCTTCAACCTGGTGGAACAATTGTAATTGTAATGACAAGATGGAATGAAAAAGATTTAGCAGGTCGTTTGATTAAAGCACAAAAAGAACCTAAGGCTGATCAATGGGAAGTAATTGAGTTCCCTGCAATCCTACCAAACAAAAAACCCCTGTGGCCTGAATACTGGAACCTGAAGGATTTAGAAGCGGTCAAAGCATCTATACCCTTATCTAAATGGAATGCACAATACATGCAGAATCCAACCGGTGAAGAAGGTGCCATGATTAAAAGAGAATGGTGGCAAGATTGGGAAAAAGATTTACCACCACTAGAACATGTCATTCAATCTTATGATACAGCGTTTATGAAAAAACAAACTGCAGATTATTCTGCTATTACCACCTGGGGTGTGTTTACACCTACTGAAGATAGTGGACAATGTTTGATATTATTAGATGCAATTAAAGATAGATATGAGTTTCCAGAACTACGTAGAGTAGCATTAGAACAATATGGTTACTGGAAGCCTGAGACCGTAATCGTTGAATCTAAAGCATCTGGACTACCTCTAACTTATGAGTTGCGGAAAATGGGGATACCTGTTATAAACTTCACACCCTCTAAAGGTAACGATAAACATACGAGGGTTAACAGTGTCTCTCCGCTGTTTGAATCAGGGAGAATATGGGCGCCCAAAGATATGGACTTTGCACAGGAAGTTATCGAAGAATGTGCAGCATTTCCGTATGGAGACTACGACGATTTAGTTGACTCCATGACCCAGGCTGTTATGAGATTTAGACAAGGTGGTTTAATCAATCACCCTGAAGACTATGAGGACGAAGAACTACCTCAACAACAAAGGACTTATTACTAATGGCAAGAAACCCAGCAGACATTTATAGATTTATAGAATCAGTAAAAAATTTAGTTAGAAATAAAAATATTACCTTAGACGAAGTTTATAAATTTGCCGAACAAGAATTTGGTCAAGTTAGTGATATTTTAAAATTACAAATTAATAAAATATTTAAAGGAGGCGATGCACCAAGCATTAAGAATCCTGAAAAAGCAAATGTACTTGAAATGCCTAAGGAAGAAACTTTAGAAAGTTCTATGAAAGGTTTAGGCGCTTTAGTTGATGAAATACAAGGCATCACTCCTGAAGCCAGAAACACAATGGACAGAAATGAGATGGCTACTTTTATACGTAAGATGAGAGGTAAAGGTTTTACTAGAGATCAAGTTGGTGAAGCTAGAAAATATGCTGATGAAATGAGTTTAACTTCTGCAAGAGAAAGAAAAGCTCCATCTATTTTATATGGTAATAACCTAGGAGCAAAAACTAAAGAAGAGTTTGCTTTGGTTGATGAGTTATTAGAAAATGTAGATGATACTTCACCTTCAGCTTTTAAAGAAACTTACGCTGATATACCAAGTGTTAATTTAAATTTAACAAGAGCCATGGACCAGGGAATTGAAAACTCAGTTAAAAGAAAATACAATTGGGATAATTCTCAACCCGATGGTGGTTTAGATGATCCAACATATGAAGCTTATGAAAATGAGTTGTATGACAAACAAGGAACTATATCTAGAATGACTCAAGGTTTAAATAAAGAACCTTATGCAAACCACCCAAATAATTGGTTAGACAAAGCAGGAGAGTATTATGAACAAGCTACAGGTGAACCTTTAAATGTTAATTTTTATAAAAACTATGTAGACGATATTATGGGTAGATATATGGAACAAAAAGACTTTGCAAAAGGTGGTAGAGTTAATTTTAGAGATGGTACTAAACTTAGAAAAATACCAGCTGCTGCTAAAAAAGGATTAGAGTCTTTAAAAGATGCTATTGGAAAAGTTAAAAGTAAATTTGGTGATAAATTTATTACTACCGCAGATAGAGCACCACAACCAGAAAAAACAGTTCAACAACAAATTATGGAATTTGAAGCAAGAAATAAAAAACCAGATGCAGTTAGTATGGATTCTAGAGAAATTTTAGATGTACCAGAAGTACCTGCTGGTTTTAGTTTAAGTAAAGAAAAGCTATTAGAAAATTTTCCTGAGATAGATGTAGACATGGCTGATGAAATAATGCAGTTAGATAAAGATACTCAGGGTAGAGTAATTATGATGCTTAAAAACAGAAGACAAGATCCAGAAGCTTATGATAAATTATTAGAGACAAAAGGGGATACTTTAGAATTCCAAGGTGAGTTTGATAAAGTAACTAGAAGAAAAAATAATAATCAAGGCGGCCTAAACTATTTGATGGGACTTTAATGTCTGAAGTAAATAAGATAGCAAACTACAATCAAATGATGAGTTGGTTAACAAGACCAGCTTCTCCCAAACAACCAAAAACTAGAGAAGACTTTGCTATAGGTAGTGAACCTGAAACTACACAAGCTATGACAGGTTTAGTAGATAACATGGAGCAACCTATTGAAGATACTACTATGGGTCCAGGTGGTTATCCAATGACAGCAGGATTAAATATTTTTAAACTTCCAAAAAAAATTTCCCAAGGTATGGGGGCTGCTAAAAAAGCTGCAGAAAAATATGGATTTGCAATTGACGAGTGGCTTTCAAAAACAAGAAAAGAAAAAGATGCTATAGCATATAAATATAATAATCCTGAACCAAAAAGAGGTGCAGACGCTTATGTAAGAGCACCTGATGAGTTATTAACTAGAGTTGAACCTTCTGCAGAAACTTTAGCAAAAACAAATGAAGAATTAATAGCAGCATTAAAATTAAGACGTAATATGAATACTCCCGAGTATTGGAGTAATCTTGAAGCCCTATCTAAAAACACAGGTAAAAGTGTAAGGATATTAGAAAAAGAATTAGCTCCAGAAGGAGGAAAAATTTTTTCTTTTGCAGAAAAACTAACAGCAAGATTTGATAAAGACACACTTGAAACAATGTTTCCTTCTGCAAAAAATTTAAGTCGTGTAAAAGAATTTCAAAATATTTTTAAATCTAATAATAAAAACCCAGTTAATTTTTCACCTAGAGGATCTGGTTCATTAAATTATCTAACTCAACCAAATTTATTTAACAAAAGAGTTGAGTTAATAAAAAATAAAAAATTAGATATGAATGCTCTTTATTCTCAGGCAGAATTAAAAGAAATTTTCAACGCACCTAATTTTAGTTTAAATTATGTAGAAAGCGCCATACCGGGTTCAGTTAAAAGAGAAGGACCTATTGTTGCTAAGAAGGGTACTCCAGGAGGAGTTAAATCAGGTTTGACATCTATTAATGATGTTATTGCCGCTTTTGAAACAAAGACAAATAAAAAAATAGTAAATCCTAGAGGAATTGGTTTTGCAGGTAGAAAAGCTCAACAAGAAATAGATCAAGATTTATTTAAAGTTACTGGAGAAAGTTTTAGAAAAGTACTTTCACGAAAAATAAGAGAAAATAGTAAGACTAAAAAAATTGAAGCTTTTACAGGTAGTAATAATTTAGATCCACAAATAACTTCTATCTTACAAAAATATGATGTAAAAATTCCACAGATAGCTCATTTAAATCCTGTAGAGTTTGCAAAAAGAAAAGTTTTAAGTGATACAACAGATCCTACTGTAGCTATAGAAACTTTATTAGGTAGTCCTAGATTTCCTGGATTTAGTAAAAATTTAGATCAATTATATACAACTGACAATTTAGGTTTTCAAGGCAAATTCTTTAATAATAGTGTTGTAGGAAAACAAATTCAATTTGAGTTAAAAGATACTTATCAAAAAATGCAACCTTTAATTACTAAGTATCAAGGTAAAAAAGTTCCAATAAAAATTCAAGAACAAATTAAAATATTAAACGGACAGGTAAATGCATTATTAAAAAAATCTAGAACAAATCAATTTAAATTTAAAGAAGAAATGTCCGGAGCAGCAAAAAATTTTGAAGATTTATATGGTGGAACTTTGGGTAAAACAGGACCTTATGGAGAAGTAAGATTAGCAGAAGACATAGGTAAGAATGAATTAAAAGTTATTAATTTAGATCCAAAAAATGCATCTCCTTTTATTAAAAATAAAAGTAAAGGAGCATTAGGTGTAAGTGCTGATAATTTTTCTGATCTAAGTGATAGTCAAAAAGTTAAAGCAAAACAAAATTGGTTTAATAATTTTAAAGGTAAAATGCTTATTCAAATACCTGATGCAAATGAAAAAAAAATAATTGAAAAATATTTAGATTTATACATTTCACCATTAGAACAAAGAGCAAAAAATATAGATCCAATTACTGGAAAAAGTGTAGCTAGACCAGATGATCCTAGAAGAACAGATACTTCATATAATGAAGGTGGTCGTGTAGGATTAGCCGAAGGCACAACAGAAAAAATAATTAAAGGAGCTAAGAAAGCATCTAATATTCCTTTAAAAACATTAGCTGGTGTTGATACACCACTTATACAACTTTTATTTGCTACAGGTTATGAAGCTGGAGATGATCCTTTCTTTTATACTTTACCCGCTGCATTTACTGATATGACTAATAGATATTTAAATCTATATGAAAAATCACCTGGTAAAGCTAAAACTTTTTTAAAATCTACTTTAAGATTGTTGCCTATAGAAAAAGCAAAACAGTTTTATCCTATTTTTTCTAAGTTAGGTAAAGTTGGCTCAACAACAGGTTATCCTTTTTTAAAAGCTGCATCAGAAGGGTTAAAAGAACTTAAAGTAAGAGCTGCAACTAGAGATGCTGCTTCTGATTTTAAAATGTCTCCTGAAAAAATGATGGAACTAAGAAATAAATCTTTAAGAAAAGAAAATTTACCTAGATTAGAAGATGATACTTATGTTCCAACAGAACAAGATTATTCAGATGCAAACAATAAAATAAAAGAAGCTAAAGATCGTTTTGAATTATCTATGAAAATGATGGGATCTGCTTTTGGTTTAAACGAAAATCCATTAGCAGAAAAAGAATCTATTTATACAAGAGGTAAAGAAAACCCAATGTCATTAGATAGAGTTTTATATCCTAATAGACAAAACTTTGCCGATGGACCAAAAGATCCTAGTAAAAAAGGTCTTGGTAGTTTAACAAAAAGAAATTTTTTAAAAATTCTATCACTTATTCCAGCAGGTATTTTAGCAATTAGAGGTGGACCAAATCTTTTAAAAAAAGCTGAAAATGTTAAGGAAGCAGTAGCAGGTGTTCCACAACATTTTACAAAACTTTATGATAAAATTAAATTAGAAGGTTTTGAAATAGCCAGTTATGCTGAAAGAATTAAACAATATATTAAACCATCTAAAGATGGTAAATCAGAACTAATGCTTACTGAGGATTTAGGAACAGGTGATATACAAATTAAAAAAATATATCCAGAAGATGAAAACATGAATACTAAAGTAGAACAAATGAATTTTAGTAAAGGTCAAGCAGATGAAGCAACCAAAGGTACACCAGCTGATGAGTATGAAGAGGTTACAGAAATAAATTCTAGAATACAAAAGGACGAATATAATGATCCTGATTATGAAACTGGAATTGATGTAGAAGACATTATGAAGGAAATAGATGATTAATAAGTACCCAAAGAAACACTTATTGCCCCCTGAAGCCGGACCCACGCCTCAGGGCTTGAATATTAACTATAATACTGTTAAAACAGTCAAACAATCTGGAGAAAAAATAAATGGCGGATATAGACAAAGCACTTCCAAACGAAGTCAGAAAAGAATTTGAAGTTCCTGGTGAAGAGGAAATAAAAGAACTAGCATTAGAAGAAGTTGAACAAGAAGAAGGATCTCCTGAAGCTGTTGACATTCAAGAAAATGAAGATGGATCAGTTGATATTGATTTAGACCCACAAGCTGCATCACCAGAAGGTGGTGACGAGCATTACGCAAACCTTGCAGAATTTTTACCTGATGATGTGTTAGGTAGATTAGGTTCAGATTTAAATGGTAAGTATATGGATTATACTTCATCAAGAAAAGAATGGGAGCAAGCTTATATTCAAGGTCTAGACCTTTTAGGTTTTAAATACAATAACAGAACAGAACCTTTTCAAGGAGCAAGTGGTGCAACTCACCCTGTACTTGCTGAAGCAGTCACTCAATTTCAAGCATTAGCTTATAAAGAATTATTACCAGCAAATGGTCCGGTTAGAACTCAAGTAATGGGTTTAGCTACACCAGAAAAATCTCAACAAGCACAACGTGTTAAAGATTTTATGAATTACGAAATTATGGAGAAGATGAAAGAGTATGAACCAGAGTTTGATCAAATGTTATTTAATTTGCCACTCGCAGGTTCTGCTTTTAAAAAAGTCTACTATGATGATATGGAACAAAGAGCAGTATCAAAGTTTGTTCCAGCAGATGATTTAATTGTTCCGTACACAGCTACCTCATTAGATGATGCGGAAGCAATTATTCATCGAATAAAAATTTCAGAAAACGATTTAAGAAAACAACAAGTCGCTGGTTTCTACAGAGATATAGATTTAGGAAAACCAACTACAGGTGAATCTGACATTGAGAAAAAAGAAAGAGAGTTGGAAGGTACAACTAAATCAAAAGAAGAAGATGTTTATACATTATTAGAATGTCACGTGGATTTAGATCTAGATGGTTTTGAAGACGAGAATCCAGAGACTGGTGAGCCCTCAGGAATTAAAATACCTTACATTGTAACTTTAGAAGAAGGGTCACGAGAGATTCTTTCTATCAAAAGAAACTATGAAGTAGGAGACCCATCAAAAAATAAAATACAATACTTTGTACATTTTAAATTTTTACCAGGACTAGGTTTTTATGGTTTTGGTTTAATTCATATGATTGGTGGTTTATCACGTACTGCAACAAGTGCACTTAGACAATTATTAGATGCAGGAACTTTATCTAATCTACCTGCTGGATTTAAA